GTATATGATGCGAATATTTGTACGTCACAAAATTGTAAAGTGAAATTTCAAGGTGACGCATTACCTAAAGCAACATTCAATACGTACGCAAAAATGTACACGAAATCAGATGAAATATGTACATTTACGAGTGATAGATGGTCAGTGTGTATCGCACCTTCAGATGATGGATTTGAACACGTATCATTTGTGAATGGTATATGTACCACAAAAGGTGGTTCACACGTTGACCACGTTTCCGGAATACTCGCAAACGGTATTATCGAAGATATGGCAAAGAAGATAAAACTTCGACCCCAACAGGTTAAGAATGCATTTTTTGTTTTTGTAAAAGCAACACTTGTCAATCCGAGTTTTAGTAGTCAGGTTAAATCGGAGTGTACACTCAAGCCACAAGATTTCGGGAGTAAATTTGAACCACCAAAAACGTTTATAAAGAATATTCTAAAAACGGGTATTCAATCGGAACTCATGGCTTTATCAAAGTTTCGTGAAATGAAAGAATTGAAAAAAACGGATGGGTCTCGTAAATCAAAAATAACGGGTATTCCAAAACTCGACGATGCAAATAAGGCCGGTACTACACACTCTGGTAAGTGTACACTCATTGTGACCGAAGGTGATTCCGCAAAAACGTTGGCAATTGCGGGTCTTTCCGTAGTTGGACGAGATCATTATGGTGTTTTCCCACTTCGGGGTAAATGTAAGAATGTACGTGACGCGAGTGTAAAACAACTTACCGAAAACAAAGAGTTTAATGATCTCAAAAAGATTTTGGGACTTCAACAAGGTAAAGTGTATACATCACTCTCCGAACTCAGATATGGACGACTTATGATCATGACCGATGCAGATAACGATGGAAGTCATATCAAAGGGCTTATTCTTAACATGATCCACTATTTCTGGCCGAGTTTACTCAAACTTAATTTTGTTGTGAGTATGGTCACACCTATTATAAAAGCGACCAAGGGTTCGGAAACGAAATCGTTTTATACGGACTCGACGTTTAGGCAATGGTATGGTACTGGTAAAGCTGGGTGGAAAATTAAATATTATAAGGGTCTCGGTACATCCACGTCTGTGGAGGCACGTGAATATTTCAAGAAGATCAAAGACCTTACCGTTCAATTTGATACGGATGATTCAATGGACGAGTCTATAATTCTTGCATTTGATAAGACGAAATCAGATTTACGTAAAACGTGGTTACTTGAAAGTACAGAAAAGAAGGCGTCTGAACTCGAAGTACCGTATGGAAACGTTGAGCGTCTCGGTATTTCCGACTTTATTCATAAAGATCTCGTAAATTTCAGTCTTGCTGATTTGAAAAGATCTATTGCACACGTTTCAGATGGTTTAAAACCGTCTCAACGAAAAGTGTTATACGCGTGTTTCACAAAGAATCTTACGTCCGAAATGAAGGTTGCGCAATTAGCCGCGTACGTTTCTGAAAAAACGTCGTATCACCACGGTGAAGTATCTTTGGCAGATACTATTGTAAAATTAGCACATAATTTTACGGGGTCAAATAATATCAATTTACTCGAACCATGTGGTCAATTCGGTACACGTCTCATGGGTGGTAAAGACGCGAGTCAAACGAGGTATATATTCACAAAATTGACTAAAAGTGCAAGAATACTCTTTGATCCAAAAGATGATCCAGTTCTAAACTATCTCGACGACGACGGTAAACAGATCGAACCCGATTATTATGTTCCTATTTTACCGACCGTTTTAGTAAATGGAACTGAAGGTATAGGTACGGGGTTCAGTTCGTATATACCACCGTTTAACCCATCCGATATTAAACATAATATTGAACGTATAATTAATGGTGAAAATGTTATTCCCATGAAACCATGGTTCGATAAATTCACGGGTCGCGTGTTTAGTAATGAAGATGGTTTATGGATAACGGAAGGTGTGTGGAAATCTTCAGGTAAAAATGTAATAGTAACCGAACTTCCACCGGGACGTTGGACACAAGACTATAAAGAGTATCTCGATACCCTTATCGAAAAGAAAAAGATTACGAATTACGTGAATAACAGTACGACTGATGATGTTAATTTTAGTATTGAAGGGTACACGGGTAACGATATTATAAAAGATTTTAAACTTCAGAAGACATTTCATGTATCAAATATGCACTTATTTCATCCGACAAAGGGTATTCATAAATACGAAAGTCCAGAAGAAATTCTCGCAGATTTTGTTAAAATACGGTCAGAGACGTATAAAAAAAGAAAAGCACACCTTATACGTGTCTTGAAAGAAAAAACTAAAAAACTTGAAAATATGTCGAAATTTATTGATATGGTTATTCACGAAAAACTTATTATTTTCAAACGTAAACGGGTAGAACTCGAACGTGAAATGGAAAAAATATTCGATAAAATCGATGGTTCATACGAATATCTCTTGAATATCAAAACGTATCAGTACACGGACGAAGCTATACAAAGTATCAGGGAAGAAACATCAAAGTCTAGAATCGAGCTTGATACATTACAACAAATGTCTCATATCGATATGTGGAAAAGGGATTTAAAAATATATAAACAATAAGTAGTAAGTATGTGTGATACATCTGGACCAAATACAGGTTCTATAGTATCACTTAATGCAATTGGTAAACAAGATACATACCTTTTAGAAGACGACCCCATTCATTCACTCTTTAAGTATGAACATAAACAACACGCTAATTTTACAAAGTTTCATAAAAGTCTAAACATAAATAAACCAAGTAATTCTTCGACGTCTTGGCCTTTTGGTGAAACTATAAAAGTTATGTATAATCCGAGAAATATGGGTGATCTTTTAGCAAATATGTACGTAACGTTTGAATTACCCGCTCTAACAGGTTCCGATAGTTATTACGCGGATCAAATTGGGAGACATATTTTTAAATCGGTAACCATGCGTGTCGATGAAACAGTAGTAGAAAAATATCATGGTGATTGGGGAATTATATATGATGAACTATACCTCGACGAATCCGAAAAAAGAACAAAAAGATACACTTTAAATAGAAATAATGCAGAGGATACATCTTTATTACCTGGTAATCAGATATTAGCACAATCTAAATCACGTGTTTATATTCCCATATCTTTACTTTTTTCACGTAAATACGAAAGTGATGAATATGAAACAAATACACCAAATCGTCCTTACTTTCCAACGTGCGCAATTCATAAACAAAAGCTCCAGTTCGAATTTGAATTTCATAAACAATCTTTTTTCACGAACGAAACAGATTCTCTTTCCTTAAACGAATTTGATATCGTTACCGAAGAAATAGCACTCGAACCAATTGAACGTAGCTATATAGCAAATAAAAGACATGTTCTCGTTACCGATATTGTTAAAAAACATCCCACTTTAGATATACCAGCGAGTGTACAAAACGCAAAACTTGAACTTGTTCCAAATATACCGGTAAAAACACTTAATTGGTTTTTCAGACAGAAAGCTTTTGAAAACGAAGATACATATGAAGGTGGTACAACTTTACTTGCAAATGTATTCGCGAATAGGTATAATTTCTCTTCAAATGTAGAATATTCTATAAATAACGAATTTTACAATCCACCCATGTCAGGTGCTAAAATATTTGTAAATGGTGAAGATGTACCAAATATTCAAGATAGTGATCATAAATATTTTAAATACGTTGTTCCGTTTACAAGTCGTTTATCACGGCCTTTACGAAACATTTATACGTATGCATTCTCGATGAATCCAATTAATGTAGAACCATCGGGAATGTTGGATTTTAGTCAGTTACAATCTAACCGAACGGTTTTAGATGTTACTATGAAAGAAGGTCTTACGAGTGATTATACTTTACACTTGTATTATGTCGGATATCAAACATTTATTTTTGAAAATGGTATCATGACACTTGTTTAGAAAAAAGATCATTTTTATGATCGTGAATATACTCGATTATGTTATTTTTTATACACCATCTTATGAAATTCAGCTGTGCAACAGTCGTATGTATTTCATTGGATGTACCTGGTATAGTGTACGATATTTTAGAAGAACGACAAAATGGATCGAACAATTTTTTACTGTACCCATCTAAACTTGATTTATATGCGCAGTGTACACTAAATATTTTACCGTCGGTCGTTTTATATGATAAATTGTTTTTCTTTGAATAATTTGTAATAAACCATTCGAGGTTCCGTAGAGAAATACCACCAGTTTTATTTAGAATTTCTAAAAGTGTAGCTCTATTCTCGGGGTTATTATAAAATGTATCGATTGATGTTAGTAGAATAGCTGATTTATTCATTATTACATTATTCCACGCAATTCTCTAAATCCCTTTCTTGATACTTCACATGCCGGACACCCAGGTTTAAATATACATTCTGTTAAATTGTGTGTATGACGTATACCTTCATTATTTTTAGAAACCATTTCTACTGGACCTCTGAGTTGAGGTTGATCTATATGACTCCCACACATTCCATTAAGTTTAGCTCTCGCTATACACGGAGAACCATCTTTTTTAAAACCTCTACAAAAATTTAATGGATTTGGAATTTCAGAAAGTAAAAGTTTTAAATTTATAGAATATTTATACGATATTTTTTCCATTACCTTTATAGTACGTCTATATACTTCTGTTTCCACTTCTTCATCCCAAAGTGTTTGTAATTTTCTGGATGTCATATTTTATATACGTCACTATTTTTTAAGCTTTTTGAACATATCACTTATTTTTTGTTGCCCTTCAGTTTCAACCTCTACTTTTTTCTTTGGACGTCGTTTCGGTTTCACGCGTGTTATAAGTTCCCCAAATATCTCTTCTTTCGGATCTTCAAAGAGTGGTTCAATTAAATCACACACGGGGTTTAGAAACTTGTTTATAAAATAATAATTATAATCAACTTTTAAATTATTGTCTTTTGCGTATTTTGGATCTTCCGACTTTTCAAATGCCTTTGCTTTAGGATCACCTGTATCGATAAGAATATAAGGTACGCGATCACCCGATTGTGGTTCGGAACCCGGTTGCCTTTCACGCATTTTTCGTACAACTTGAACATGAGCTTGATTAATATCCTTAATATCGGGACTATTAATAGAAACAGAGAATCCTTTTGCTTTATACGAATCCGATAAACCCTGACTCAAAATTA